TTTGGGCGTTTTTCTTGTTTAAGCAGGCGTTTTAGATATAAAATGCCTATCGGTATTCCGACGATTGTGCAAAAGAGGAACGTAAGTATTCCAACTTGCCATGTTTTTACATTGTCTAACATAACATATACACGCCTGCGACCTTTATAAATCTGTCGGAAAAAAATTCGGGTGCTTCGCACCCTGACGTTAGTAGTCTTACATTCCCATGAGGAAAGGGGTAAATCTTACGTGTTTACCCACTCACGACCTGTGAGAACGAGTCTAAGAGGGCTACCGTTGAACCCACATTCGTTGTGCACTCATGGTGGTAATCCCTGACGACTAGTTATAGTATGTAGTTCTGATATTTATATATTACATATTTTAGTGCCAGCGATTATTCGTAAAGGACACGTTGGTTCTAAAATATCTGTAGTTATAAAAAAATATGTTACTAGTGTTAATAATATTCCTATGCTAAATATGATGCGAATCATCATCATCATCCTCACCATGTAATTTATGCTCTTCTAGTTTTTCTTCACATAAGAATGTGAGTTTCCAAAAAGTTCTACGATCTTTCAAAGTTATAGAATCAGTACCAAGCCTGCCAAATGCGAGTTCAAACCAATGCAGTAACGTGGTATAGTCTTCTATCTCGAATTCTACCATAAAAAAAGTTAGTTTTGGTATTTAAATTCTTTTGTGTTCATACCTACCACGCTTAAATCGGACATTTCCTCGTAATCTATCTCCACAGCATGGACAGTTGTAATTTTTTCCCTCAAATAAAGAACGAATATACCAAGTTTCGCATTTTGCACACTTTAATGAATCTCTGTAGTTTCGAGTTCCTCTTTCGGGTTTTACTCGTTTACACAAGTTTTTACAAAAATGCATGTTTGATATAATAACTTTAGGTATAAAAACCTAGCTGGCTCGCAACACCAGTCCTCTTCCTCAACGTAAAGCATCATAGAAGTATGCATGCTCACACCACTAGGCAATAATACTTAAATAAATGACTTTATATGTATTATTATGCCTGAAGAATATGTTTCAGAATCAGAAGTTTTGGATTTAATCAGCCCACCAAAAGAGGAAAAAACAAGAAAAAAATCCACTGATAATGGCTCATGCACTTGTGAACCAAATCATGCTAGAGACATTTATTGTAAAATCCACAGTTAAAAAAACGTAAAATTTACGTCATTTTTACAAAACTTTATATAATAAACTTTCGAGTATTACCTTATGGGTATTACCGATTATTTTACCAATATTGGTAAGGCTTTAGTCAATTTAAATAAATCTCAGACTGAAACTACAGTTAGACCTAGTATTACAACACCATATATGAGTACCGATAGTGGTGCTAAACTACCTATTTTCCCATTCCCACTCGTTATGATCTACGAGTTGGCAGATAACATTGATGCTTTGCGTATTCCTATTGAGACTTTAAACAGAGAGATGTTTAAGAATGGATTTGAGATTGTAGAGAAATGGAAATACAAATGTGATAACTGTGGTAAAGAGTTTCAATATGCACCAGTCGCAGAATCAAATCCAGATGAACAACCATTTAGTTCAAACCAAGACAATGAAACAAACGCTATTCCAGCCAAAAAGGCTATTATTGATGAATCACATCTAATGTGTGATACATGTGGTAACACTAAACTAAGAAGACCAGTTCCAGAACATAGAAAATTGCTCGAAAAACTGATAAAAGAACCAGTAAACGGTAACAATCAGACACTTGAAGACCTATCTAGACAGATAGAAAGAGATCTGGAAATAGCAGATAATGCATACCTTTTAGCACTAAAAAGTTACAAAATCAACGATTCTACTGGTAAAATTAACCATGATGAGACTGAAATTAAGGAATATTTGAGATTAGATCCACCACAAGTAGCCATGATTTGTGACTCTGATGGTAGATTAGGATATAATGATAAACATGAACCTATCTTTGTATGTCCATACTTTGAACATAGAAGAACTAGACTTCACAAAGATATGTGTGACAAGACAGATGATGGAATTCACGAAAAACCTGTAGAAGCATTAAAAGCAATAGTAGAGGTAAATGCTGTCTATTCAATCGGAACGCCACAACCAAAGTCTGTAATCTATGGAGAGGGAGAATTAATTTGGAAAGCTGGAAAGTATAAACCATCACTAGTATATGGTTTCTCCCCAATTTATGCTGTTTGGTCAAAAGCCATGACATTATCTCACATGGATGAGTATGTTAGAAAATATTTCGATAAAATGAGACCACCTAGAGGTATGTTGGTTATTGCATCAAGAAACTATGAGACATTTAGAAAATCATGGAATGAATTAGAACAAAGGGCAACTGAAGACCCATACATGATACATCCATTGATGGTAGAATCAGAGAAAGGTGGAAAGAACATGGCACAGTGGATTGATTTCACTGGATCATTAAGAGAATTAGAATTTATTGAGGTTAGAAAAGAATTAAGACAACTTATTGGTGCTATCTATGGTGTATTACCATTATACTATGGAGAGATGGTAGGTGGATGGTCTCAAGAGGGATTACAAGTTACAATTACTAATAGAGCAGTAAAATGGGGTCAAGACATATTAACTGCATCATTCTTTGATAAAATTGCAAGGATGTTAAACGTTGATGATTGGCATTTAAGACTTAAAGGTGGAGAAGAAAACGACAAACTCAGAGAATTACAAACTGAGGGTGTTGAGATTCAAAACATGGCTCTATTACAACAAATGGGCTTTGATATTACTAGAACTCACACTGGAGAGTTTAAAGTAAGCAAAGAAACAGCACTAAGTGCGAGTGATATGATGGCACAAAATGCCATGCCAAGAATGGGTAGAGGTAGAGGAACTGCATCTCCACAAGAAAACAGACAGAATATGCAGGGAGAACCAATGTTAACAAGACCATCTGATATGGGTGGTGTTGGTCAAGGATTCCCAGCAAGTGGATCTGGCACTTCAATGTCAAAGAAATCATTTAAAGATGGTATTACACCAAATAACTTTGATAAGGTTAAAGAAATATTAAACAAAGCAATCGAATATGACTGGAACAAAGGTCAAACTGTTGATGAACTTAGAAAAGCAGACATGACAGTAAGACAGGCTAGAGAACTGGTCAAAAACGAGTTCGACGTTATGAAAAGATGGGAAAATGACAAAGAAGAATCATAAGTGTGATAAGTGTAAAGATGGCAGAGAAACTGGAAATTAATCATGGTGGAACAGATGTTGGTAAGAAATTACTAGAAAACCATCAAAAAAACGAGTATACTAGAGTAAATAACTACAAAGAGGCAGTATGTTTAAACTGTCTAAAGACAGATAGAGCCATCGCAACAATCGCTACAATATGTGGAGAATGTGCTGGTAAACGTGGTAGAGAGCCATTATTAGCAGTAGTATCTAGAAAATTCTACGGTCTTTGCCTGTTTTGTGGAGAACATAGATTCCATTTAGAAGAGATTAATGCTAGATTCTGTACCTCATGTCATGGTAGAATAGCCAAGATTACAAGGGAATATAACAAGAAAGGTGGTACTATGGGTACTGATCCATTCTGGAAACACCTCAAAAAGAAATGGGGTAAAGATTGGGAAGGCAAATTTAAAGAGGGTTGGAATACTAAAGCACGAGATTGATTCTGTCTCTAGTAAAATCGTAATACCTGTGATTATAATCTATTTTCTTTTTACCTTTTTCCAAGTTACCATAAAACCTATCAACTCTAGTTTCATAGTCAGCCTTTCTGCATACTCTAGGATTGAAAAACAATTTATTCTTCTTTACATCATATACTATTTTACCATATTTTACTAATTCTGCCCTATCTTTTAATTCATCTGGAATTACACCATTCCTACAATGAACTATTGTCTTTGATACATTTGCTTTTTCTTTTTGGTCATTTGTGTTAGTTACCACTATAACTTTAAGGTTAGGCACTATGTAAATATCAATAACCTGACAATGAAACATCAAATCTTGAGTATATTGACCATATACCTTATTATATTCATCAATACTCTCATAAACATAGAACGATGTAGCCATAATTTTTTTATACTTATTAGTAATATAATCTTTTATGCTAGAAACCATTGTGTCAAACATAGTACCAGCAGTATTAGTAGCTGTAGGTGCTGGTCTCGTAGCATATTTTAGAAAAATACAAAAGACCAATTCAGACCTTTGTAGAAAAGTCGAGAGATTGCAAAAGACAATCCTCGTCTTGGCAAAGGTAATAGATGCACAGGTAAGATCGGCACACCCCGAAACTGAATCTGATCTAGATGATTTAGTAAAGGAGATGCTATATGAAAACAAGTAGATGGACACGATTAATAGTAAGAGCACTTGGTAATTTTGGTGTTGCTTTTTTTAGTCCATTAGTAGGTGGTAATTTGGCAGAGACAATGTTTAATCTAAATATGACAATAGACCAATTAGTTGTTATATCATTCTTCAGTGCAATATTTGTAACTGGATTATCAGTCAGTAGACAAGCTGTAGAATGGTCAAAGGAGAAAGAAATTGATAAAAAAGCAGAAAGAAAAAGAAAGCGAAAAAAAGAAGAAAATAGTTAAAATTTTGGATTCCATGCTTACGATTTAGCGTAAGTTTTATATAGTCCATAGTTTTTACTAATACCTATGGCATTAGAACCATTACTATTGGCAGTAATCTGCACAGTAGCTGGATCAGTGTTGAACACCATTAGAGGTTATCTAAACTCAGAGGGAGAATCCTACTCTGCTAGAAAACTTGTAGGTGCAATCATTGTTTCAGCATTTGCTGGTATTGCAATAGCACAAGCTATAGCAATCGATGGCATGAATGAAGTTGGAATTGCAATTATTGGTTTAACTTCAGGTTTCGCTATTGATTATGCTGTAAGCAAAGCAAAAAAAGAAACACTCGGATAACCTTATCCACCCTTTTTTTATTAAAATTTATATACGATCAGACAGCCTTAATATATAATGACTGACGAGTTGTTTTTCAGCAAACTAGTTACCAAATCACTACATCCAGTTCATGGTAGCGATAGATTCTTTGAGGGCTATCTGACCGTAGAGGTTAAGGATAAACAGGGCGAAATAACAATCGTTGATGAACTCATTAAGGTACTGCCTATTTGGATGGACAGAGGAGCACCAATTACCGATACTCATAGTAATCGAGTAATAGGCAAAGGTATCAATTACCAACAAACCGTCTATAAGGCAGTTGATGGAGAGGAATATCCAGCAATTAAAATCATAGGAAAAATCCACAATGACTATGAGTTGGATAATGAAATATGGAAAAGAATTACAAGTGGAGAATACAAAGGTCTATCATTTGGTGGTGCAACCAAAAGCAGTAGAACACCATTTAGAATGAAAGACGGATCATTAGCATATCAATTAAAAGATTTAGAACATTATGAGGTCGCAGTATGTAAAGACCCTGCTGTACCATTAGCATTAATCACTGATTATAATCCAGTAGCAAAAGCACTTACTGATAATTATACAATGCACTCTGAGGGTAAAATGCTCATCAGATGTAGTAACTTTGGCTGTATGGTAGAGAAATCACATGGAGATGCATTTGATAATGGAGAAAAAGCAAGGGCAGTTATTGAAAGAGAACATGAATTAAAAGGAGAGAAACCTGATGAAGATGAAAAGAAAATACATGAAAAAGTTATAGAAGAAAAAGAAGAAGAGGGTAGAGATAAAGACGTTGGATCTGACGTAGATGAGGGTAAAGTTACCAAAGATGCAGATCATTCAACAAGATTACATGGTACTAGAGGATTAGGATCTGATCCAGAAGCACAACATAAAGAATCAGAACAAGTAACTGTGCAAGAAGAAGATAAAGAAGATAAGAATAAAGCATGTTGGGAAGATTATAGACAAGATGGTTTCAAAAAAATTGGAGATAGAACAGTTCCTAACTGTGTAAAGAAAGCAGAATATCAAGGAGAATTATTAAATAAAGAAGTTAAAGACGGAGTATTTCAAGGTAACATTTCAAATGCACAGTTTGCGGGTAACAATAAAGAAGAATCATTTCAAAAAGGAGAACGTAAAAGACAATATATGAATACAGACGATGCAGTTAAATTAATAGCTGAGCCAGCAAATGAATCGTATGTTGCAAGACGAGCAGAAGAACTTAAACAACCTAATGCAAATGCAAAAATGACAAACATCACTGTTGATCCAGAAGGAAAAATTAGACACATAGATGGTAGACATGAATTACATGCGATGCATAGAGCAGGAGTTAAAACAGTTCCAATACAAGTTCGTGAAGATAGTAGAAGAGAAGATCCTGAAAGATTATCAAATATAGATTTAAACGATCCTAATTTAATAGGAGAAGAAAAATGGAGAAAGAAAGCAGAATATCAAGGAGAAGAAGTAGAACTAAATAAACCAATGAGAGATGATGGAGATAAGAAATTCAAAGTATATGTAGAAGACCCATCAAGTGGAAAAGTTGTAATTGTAAGATTTGGAGATCCAAATATGGAAATTAAACGTGATGATCCTGAAAGAAGAGCATCATTTAGAGCAAGACATGATTGTGATAATGCTAAAGATATTACTACACCTCAATACTGGTCATGTAAAATGTGGGAAAAAGAATCAACAGTAACAGAGAATACCAACAAGGCTGATGATAAAAAAGAACATGTAGACCTATCAGATCATGAAAAATATCCAACATTCCAAAGTAAGGTAGATGCAATAGTGGCAAATCAAGGAATATCAGAAGAATCAGCAAAAAAGATAGTAGGTTCTAAGATGAAATCACATAAAAAAGCGATAGATTCATATAAAAATGCCACAAACTTTATAAATACACTTATTAAAGATTTAAATAACAACATGGTCGAAGAATCCGAATCTAAACATGAATCTGCTTCCCACGAGGAAGAAGAGAAAAAGGAAGACAAGGAAGAATCCAAAGAAAAGGTTGAAAAATCATTCCAAGAAGCAATTAAATCTAACTTCGAAGCAGTTACTGAAGTAATTCAGTCACTCGCAGAAACACAAAAGAGCGTTCAAGCAACACTCAAAAGTGTAGATGATAGACTTAAAGCACTGGAGACACCAACAGACTTACCTTTAAAGCCAGCTACAACTGACTCTGAAGATATTGGTGCTGATGTCAAAGTTCCAGCAGAACCATACGTTTCTAACTCAGAACAAGCTGAATTAGATGCAGATGGTGCTGAACATGGAAAAGATCAATCAAGCTTATCTATGCAAGAAAAACACTTCACTACTGAAACACCAAGACCATCTGCTTCTGTTAATCCAATTAACAAAAGTGCAAAAGATTTCAACTTGGTATTGAAAGATGCTAGAGAATCTGGCGATCTATCAGCAGTAGCAAGGGATATTCTCGCTGGAAAATATACACCCGACTTAAAAAGTGAGGACTGGTACTAATGGTTCAAATCAAAACGATTGACGAATTAGAAGCCATGTATTATGGATTCAATAGAAACCTCATCCAAAAAGCTGATGCACCTATCACAACTGCCACTAGTGGTACTTTTAATGCCATTTTTGGTGCTTATGCATGGGCTCAACTAAACCTCGAGGCAAATGCTTTTGGTATCTTACCAAAATATCCTTGGGATAAATCTGGATGGCGTGTAATTACTGCAAGAGCACCAGCACTAGCTGATGCATCATCAGGTAATAACACTGGTCTCGGTGGTACAACCGAGGGTGGTTTAATTGCTGACACTGTTAAACCAACTATTCAAGAACTAGATGTAAAACCAAAGACAGCTCAACTGCCTTTCAGTGCATCTGAAGTTATGGAATGGATGGCAACACACACCAAAGACGATATTTGGGGTGGACTAGGTTCACTCAGATTGTTTATGGCTGTTCAGCACAAAGAAAACATAAACAAGATGCTTCTCGCCGATGTAGAAAGTCAGGCTTCT